AATAGCCTCTTCGATGGACTTACCTTTTTGGCGGGAAGAGATCACTTCGGCGATCTTCGCCAAACCCTCGCCAGGATCCTGACCCATCTGCTGCATCTGCGGGATAGTCGCGGCGTAAGCGTAGATGCCCTGCTTCACGGCGTCACGCATCTCCTCCACGTCGATCTTCTTCTGCTCCTCATCCACGTCGATACCGAACGGCATCGCCCGCTGCGCCGTGTCCCGAGAGATTTCTTTGTCGCCGCGCAGTTGCAGCATCAGCACCGCGGCACGGTTCGGATCAAGGCCGGCCATAAAACCGTAGGTGACGTCGCAGGTGTGATCCCCGGCGATGTCCTTGGACGGCGTGTACTCCATCTTGAACGCGGCACCGTTGACCTGACCCCTGATTTCCTTCTTCACATCCGGCCACAGCTTCTCGTCCATCTCGAAACACAGTTCGATGATCTGTTTGAACATGCGCGTGAAGATGGTCTGCGCCGTCTTGATCTGAGTGTCGAACCCGCCCATCAACGCCTGGATACCACGGCCCGTGATCACAGATGCTTCGGTGTTCCCGCCCCTGCCTTGCGGGTACCGGGCACCCTCGTGCATGTCGGCGTTCAACAACTGCGATTCGGCCATCGCGCCCTGCGGTAGTTCGATACCCACCCGGCGGATCTTCTCCGGGTTGTTGGTGCGGATGATCGCGTCCGCCCCCAGCGGGAAGTCCTGCACATCCGGGGGGGCCGCCATCGGCGCCTGAACGCTTTTATAAACCGCCTCGATATTCAATTTTGCCATAATATCTCTGGCGATTTGGATCCACACCACTTCGTCGAATTGGCCGTGCTGCGAATCGTGGTCCAGGGTGGGTTTCCGGGCCACCACCACCTGCACCTTCTTCAGCAAACACCCCGCCCTGGCCAACACGGTGGGAACCTGCTTACTGCCGCCAGGGTTCGGTGACCCGGGCAGGTACAGCATCCACTGATCGGCGTCGATGTAGCGGATCACCTCGATGTCCTGGTCGCCGATGTACCGCCCGGACGGATCTTTCGTCAACTTGTGCGCATACTCCGGGTACTCCTCCGCCAACATCCAGCCCGGTTTGAGGAACCGCTTCGTGTACGACACCAGGCGGCCCCAACGGTCGTACTCCGGGTACCCGCCCATCGGGTCTTCGAACTGGATGTGGGGCATCTGCTCCTCGAAGTCGCCCTCCATCAGGGCAACCATCATCCCGTACGTGAAGTACTGGTCCACCGAGGTGTACATCTGAACATCCACTTCGGAATGTTCCACGTAGTGCACAGCGATCTTGGTGCGCTTGTCGGCGAACGCACGCGCCTTGTCGGTGGTCATCGACGACGACATGCAGTTAAAAGCCGGTAAAGGCGCGATCACCTCCGTCAGGTCGCGGGCCGCCAAATCAACGAGGTTCGCGATGATCGGCTTCTTGAACATCTCCGACTCGACACCGTCGAACACCTGCTCCAAGTGGCCCTTGCGGACAGCGCGGATGTCCAGCCACCGCTGATCCCGTTCACGGTTGCGGCGCTTCAACAACTCGAACTTGTGTTGGATCTCAGATGGGGGAAGCACCCTCGGACTCCTCACCCCGCGCTGCGGGTCCACTCGTGCAAGTTGACCACAGTCTGCTCTTTCTTACGGTTCTTCGACAAGAACGGGTTCGCCAGATAACTCGAGGTGCGGTGGATCTGGGTGCGGATCACCTCACGGGCCCGGATCTCCGCGAACCACAACGCCATCACACAGTCCGTCTTGTTCCGCGTCTCCGGCGCCCACGTCACCAACTGCTCCACCAACGTCTGCCCCGCCACGAACTGCGTCGTCGTCGGCAACTCGATCAAACCCTGATCGAACAACAACGCCATCGACGCCACCCCGTAGTCCGCGTCCCACTTGTTTCGGCCCGTGTGATGCTCCTGCAACACCACACCCTGACTGGCAAGCCACTCGTTAATTTCTGGGTCCTGCGTCAGAAACCCTTGGAACGCATTCTTCTCCACCCGCCACTCGTTCACACTCAGCAACTCCGTCACCTCACGGATCTGCTCACGGATCCACCGCGCCCCAGCACCGGTCTTCACCCGCACATCCAGCACATACCGCATCCGTGTCAGGCGGTCCACACCCAACACCACAATCGCCGTGTCACCCACCATCGCCGGATCCAAACCAGCAATCACAAACAAACCATCCATGCCAGAGTCCCGCTGCCCACGCTTCCCCGCCTGCAACCGGCCAGGGCGCCGGAACTGATTCCGCGACCCCCGCACCCTCTCCGCATCAAACACCGCATCATCCGAAAGCTCCTGCTGCATGTACACCAGCGACCACTTTTTCGGGCCCTGCTCATTACGCACCTCATGCAACCGCTCCGGAGTCCACCGCGGATACAAATTGTCCCCATCCGGCACCTCATGCCGCTCCGGATCAAACGGCACATCCGAACGCGGCCACAGAGTCACCCACTCCTGCTGATTCTCCGCCATCTCCAACACCGCCGGCTGCGCCAGACGCGTGTACGGCGACACCCCCGTCGTATAGTGCTCCGGGTTCCGCAACTCCGAATACAAATCCTTCGGCGCCACCTTCGTCCCCACCACCAACAAACACCCATTCGCACCAAACCTCGACGCCACCTCCTGACGCAACCAATCCATCTGCTTCTCGAACTCATGCGCATTAGCCAACGTCACCACATCATCACAAATAATCAAATCAGCCCTCGAACCATAAATCTGCCCACCCAAACCCAACGCCTCCACCGTCGGATCCTTCTGATCCGAATCCCTCCGCAAATAAATCTTGTCCGCCGTCCACTGATCCGCCGCCGCACGAAAACCCTCCGCCGGAGCAAACGTCGCCTGCAACCTCGCAAACCGAGGATGCGTAAGTCTTTGCTTGATCCCATACAAATACTTCTTCGCCTGCTGCTGAGTCTTACTGACAATAATAATCTGCACCGCCGGATTCCTACAAATCCGAAACACCGGATAATCCATCGTCAACGTCGTCGACTTCGCATGATTAGGAGGCGTATTGATCAACAACCTATTCAAATGCCCACGCTCATAAATAGTCGACGGATGCAAACCCCTCGGCTCACGACCCTCAAGAAGATCAACCCACTGCATCTGATGCGTAAACGTCCGAGAATTCAAAAACCTACGCCGAAACACCTCAAAATCCCCAGGATCCGGCGGACCCAACGGACCAGGATTCGACTTCGTCGACCGCAACGTACGCACCGCATCACGAAACTCAACATCATACTTCAACCAATACCGATACGTATTCACCGAACGCTGCGCAGCCTTACACGCCACCGCCACCGAACAATTATCCAACAACCTCCCCAACACCACATCCTTCGCCTCAGCCGTAGACATCACCCCAGACTTCAAATTCACCACAACCCCAACCCCCTCCCACACACGCCCACGCGCGCGACGAACGCAGCGTACCAACCCTCTACCGGTACACACCCCACCAACACCACACCCACAACCAACCCCAACCACACACCACCACACCCACCGCAACCAGCTAACTCCACCGGCACAAACAAACACACAAAAACGTCACCGGAAACAACATTCCCGGTGACACCAAACTTTTCACTTTCCCCGCCGGCCGAAGCGACTGAACGACTGAACAACCGAACGAAGAGAGGTTGTGAAGAAGAGAAGGAGCTGAGGCCCCTTCGGGCCTCCGACCCGAACCCTCCACAAGAGGAAGGAGGGTAACAAGCTCTTCTTTTTCTTCAACACCCAAGGGAGTGGGCGACGACGGCAACAAGCCCCTCCCCCCTACCCCCCTCCCCACGGCACCCTACAGTACACACCCCAACCCCGCAACCCAACCCACACCCCCAAACACCCCACAACGGCATACCCTCAACACCAACCCCTACCCCCTTTTTTGCGAAAAAACCGTGAGCGGAGTAGAGAGTAAAGATGATCAAGGAATTAAGCATGCCCGGGTCGAACGTTATTGTCCGTTTCATCACGGTGAGACGGTCACGCCGGGCATGCCTCCTTTGTCTACCACGCTGACCTGGGAAAACACGCTACGTGAGCGTAGGTTCACGCTGTCGAAGTATTCTGCTACTTCGCCGACCGCCCTCCTTGCACACCTAGGACGCGACGAAAGGCCGATCACCGTTGCAATCCGTAGTTGCATCGTCACGTCTACCGGTTCACGATTCACTCGACTAGGTGATGGTGGTGGGGGGTGGGGTGTGTCAGGGTAGTGACATGCAACGGAGCGTTGCAAACGGAGTGAATGGGAGGGGAATGCAGATGGCTACGAAGCATAACCACGGTCCGAACTTCGGCCGCCG